CATTGGGCAGAAGAATTGGTTGAAGAGGTAGCAAGTTTCCCATCAGGCGAGCATGACGACTTGGTGGACTCAATGACTCAAGCGTTGCTGCGTTATAGACGTGGTGGGTTTATTAGGTTAGAGTCTGACGAAGAAGATGAGCCTGTATATAAACGTAAGGCTGTGTATTACTAAGGATAAATTATGGCAATTGATAAAGCACTATATGCAGCACCGCAGGGCATCGAAGAATTAGCTGCGCAAGAAACCCCACTCGAGATTGAGATCGAGGATCCAGAAAGTGTAAACATTCACGCAGATGGTCTTGATATTGTAATCGAGCCAGGCAAAGAAGTGAGCGATGAGTTTAATGCGAACTTAGCAGAAGAACTAGATGACCAGCAGTTAGCATCTATTGCTGGAGACCTCCTCGGTGATTTTGATGCGGATATTGCCAGCCGTAAAGATTGGATACAAACATACGTCGATGGTCTAGAACTATTGGGTATGAAGATTGAAGAACGTGCTGAGCCATGGGAAGGCGCCTGTGGTGTGTATCACCCACTGTTATCTGAAGCGTTGGTTAAGTTCCAAGCTGAGACGATGATGAGTATGTTCCCAGCTGCTGGTCCAGTTAAAACTCAGATCATTGGTAAAGAAACGCCTGAGAAAAAAGATGCCGCCGTTCGTGTACAAGATGACATGAACTACCAGTTAACAGATGTGATGCAGGAGTATCGCCCTGAACATGAGCGTATGCTCTGGGGCTTAGGTCTGTCTGGTAATGCGTTCAAGAAAGTATATTTTGACCCATACCTCGAGCGTCAAGTATCTATGTTTGTGCCAGCAGAAGATATGGTCGTACCATACGGTGCGTCTGATCTAGCCTCTTCTCCACGTGTAACTCACGTGATGCGTAAGACTGAGAATGAGTTGTTGCGCTTGCAAGCGTCTGGCTTTTATCGTGATGTAGACCTCGGCACACCAGACAATACTCTTGATGAAGTTGAGAAAAAGATTGCTGAGAAGCTGGGCTTTAGAGCGACATCTGATGACCGCTACAAAGTTCTGGAGATGCACGTCGAGTTAGACTTACCCGGTTACGAACACAAGAACGAGGACGGAGAAGAAACAGGGATAGCACTGCCATACGTAGTGACTATTGAGAAGGGCAGTAATACTATTTTGTCTATCCGCAGAAACTGGGAGCCAGACGATGATACATATCAGAAGCGTCAACATTTTGTCCATTATGGTTACATTCCTGGTTTTGGCTTCTACTACTTTGGCCTTATTCATCTTATTGGCGCTTACGCTAAGTCCGGTACTTCCCTTATCCGCCAGTTGGTGGATGCAGGGACATTATCAAATCTGCCAGGTGGCTTTAAGACCCGTGGGTTGCGAATCAAAGGCGATGACACACCGATAGCCCCAGGCGAGTTCCGTGACGTTGATGTGCCTAGTGGCACGATGCGTGACAACGTGATGCCGCTCCCATACAAAGAGCCAAGCCAAACATTAATCACATTACTTAACCAGATTATTGAAGATGGTCGTCGTTTTGCTAACACTGCAGATATGCAGATTAGTGATATGGGAGCACAAGCTCCGGTTGGTACAACGCTGGCGATTTTAGAGCGCACATTGAAAGTGATGAGTGCTGTACAGGCACGTATCCATTACTCGATGAAGCAAGAGTTAAAGTTACTTAAAGGCATTATCGCTGCGTATACACCTGAGGAATATAACTATGAACCTACTGAAGGCTCACGTAGGGCTAAGAAGAGCGACTACGATAACGTTGATGTTATCCCCGTCTCGGACCCGAATGCGTCGACAATGGCGCAAAAGATCGTCCAGTACCAAGCGGTACTTCAACTGGCACAAGGGGCACCCCAGTTATACAACCTCCCTCTCTTGCATCGCCAAATGCTCGATGTATTGGGGATTAAGAATGCGCAAAAGCTCATTCCGATGGAAGAAGACCAGAAGCCGACTGATCCAGTTACAGAAAACCAAAATATTTTGATGATGAAACCGGTCAAGGCGTTTATGTACCAAGACCATCAAGCTCACATCGCTGTTCATATGTCTGCTATGCAAGATCCTAAGATTGCTCAGTTGTTACAAAACAATCCAATGGCTCAGCAATTACAAGCTGCCATGATGAACCATATTAATGAGCACTTAGGTTTTGAGTATCGTGTTCAGATTGAACAACAGTTAGGTATGAGCTTGCCTCCTCAGCATGACGAAAGTGGTGAAGACGTTAATATGGACCCAGAAGTTGAAGCACGTTTGGCTCCGCTATTGGCTCAAGCAGCACAACGCCTATTACAACAGAACCAAGCTCAAGTTGCGCAACAACAAGCTCAACAACAAGCTCAAGATCCGATTGTTCAAATGCAACAGCAAGAGTTACAACTCAAAGCTGCTGAGCAACAACGCAAAGCTCAGAAAGACATGATGGACGCCAAGCTTAAAGCTAAACAAATCGATATCGATGCTATGAAAGCTGCTGCACAAATTAAGCAGGAGAAAGCAAATCGTAATGTCGATGCGTTAAAAACAGTAGCTCAACTAAAGCACGATAAAGATGAAGCGCAAAGAACTCGCATGATGGAGATTGCTGATAGAGCACACCAGACTTCTATGGCACACCACCAGACTGCGGTTGATCTAGCTAAGCATGCAGCGACGCTTAGCAGACCACAACCTAAGCAACAACCAAAACCAAGTAAAGGAGAGTAATGGACGCATTCGAGGTTCTAGTACAAGAACTAGACAGAGAGATTGCAGGAAAGAAGGACTGGGTAGCTAGCGGACAATCACCTGACTACGCAGATTACAAAAGGATTTGTGGGGAGATACATGGTCTGCTCCTTGCAAGGCAGGAAATATTAGACCTTAAACGTAAAATGGAGCACTCTGACGATGAGTAATCTAGATCTTAGTCAAGCAGTTGACCTAGCAGCTGTAATGGCTAAAACAGCGGAAGAAAGAGCAAGACAACTTCCGTGCAATTCCCGAAGCTGAAAAGGAGTTTGAAAGTGGTATTGCAAAAGCGGATGAAACTATCCGTCATGATGAAATCCTAACAACCGTTTTGTTTGTGGTTGATTTAGGTCCTGATTGTTACGCTGACAAAGAGCGTTTCCCTAACGGTCCATGGTGTAAGAAGGGTGATTTTATCCTTGTGCGCCCTAATGCTGGTACCCGTTTGGTAATTCATGACCGGGAATTTCGCATCATTAACGATGATTCTGTAGAGGCTGTAGTTCAAGATCCTCGTGGAATCAAACGTAAATTCATTTAAGGAGCCCACAAAATGGCTGAAATGCAACAAGAAGAATTTAAGTTCCCTGATGAAGATCAGGGTAAACCTGAAGAAAAGCTCGATATTGAGCTAGAAGGTGCGGACGATAATAAGTTAGAGATCGAGATTGAAGACGATACTCCTGCAGATGATCGCAATCGTGAACCTATCCCTAAAGAACTAGTTAAAAAACTCGAAGTTGAAGTTGATGAACTAGATCAGTACAGCGAAGAAGCAAAGCAAAAGCTCAAACAGATGAAAAAGATCTGGAATGATGAGCGACGTGCTAAAGAAGCTGCCGATAGGGAGCGTGCTGCTGCACTAGAAGCTGCTCAACGTCTGCTAGAAGAAAACAAACGTATTAAAAAGATGCTTGAATCTGGCGAAAAAGAGTATAAAGAGGCTAAGAAAGACTCTGCTAAGTCCGCATTAAAGTCAGCTAAACAAGCTTATAAAGAAGCTTATGAGGCTGGTGATGCTGAAAGAATCTTAAAAGCGCAGCAAGAAATGATGGATGCGCAACTAGAACTTGACAGAGCAAAGAAATTTAAGTTACCCTCTTTACAAACACAGGAAATTCCTGTACAAACGAATCAACAGTACCAACCTGCACCACAACCTGACGATAAAGTTATGGCGTGGCAAGCTCGAAATCCTTGGTTTGGCCAAGATGAAGAGATGACTGCAGCGGCACTTGGCTTACACGAAAAGCTAAAGCGCCAAGGAGTTATAATTGGTTCTGATGAGTATTACAGCGCACTAGACAAAACTATGCGTAAACGGTTCGCAGAAAACTTTGATGACATTGTCGAAGTTGAAGAAGAGCCAAAAGCAGCAAAGTCGACTGACAAGCCAGCGACCAAACCGTCCACGGTAGTAGCGCCAGCGACTAGAAGCACCGCTTCTAAGAA